GGAACTTTAATTCCATCGTCACTATCTATTCCTTCAATGTTTAAATCAATATGCATTTCAAATAAAGTATATTCATCTTCCATACCTGTATCTTGAATACCTTCAATCTGTCTTTCTTTTTCCGTAACTCTATCTTCGTTGTCTAAGGATTGTACGTTAACATCACGATAAAAACCTCCTACTTGTTGTTTACGAATTTCATTCTCGTTCATCTTAACGATATGAGTAATTCTTTCTGTAGAATATAAATCAGTAGCTGTGTAAGGAACTAATAAATCATCAGCGGATACAAACTTAGAAACTGCTCGTTGTAATACATCATCATAATAAACTTTTTTAAATGCTGAACCTGCAAGAGGTAAATGAAATAGCATTTGATCTAGTTCAGGATCATACTCTTCCATAACGTGCATAATTTGATAATTCATAAATTCTTTTACACGTTCTGCTTGTTCTTCTTTTGCAGGATCTATCTTACCCATGACCTGTGTATTAACAGGACCTCCTGCTGGTAATAATTCTCTGTATGCTTGTGCTTGAAACTGCGTTACCGATTCCGCTAACATCGGATGTGTAACACTACTTGCTCCTTGAAAAGGTTGCGTTCTATCTCTGTATTTAAAACCTAAAAGATCTAATCCTTTACGATATGTTTCTGACCATTCTTTTCTTGATGACTTATCGTTTTCTACCTTCTCCATTAATTCAGAAGAAAGCTTACCTAATTCTTTTTCGTCTAATACTTCTGCAATGTTTGTATTAAAATCAACTTGTATATTTTCTACTTGATCACCAACAATAGCAGAGCCATCTTCTAATATTTCTACGTCGTCAGTTATTTCAAATCCGTTTATATCAACAGGAATAGTACCTTTATCAAAATCTTGTGGTTCAGGTGAAATCGGGTTTTGTATTTTCTTGTCTATATTATCAATCGCCATAAGCTCCTACTATTTCTTCGTCTCCAACATAACCACCAGAGGCCATGTACGCCTTAAATGCCTCTGCCATAGAAGGCGTCAATTCTACACCAAAACTAGGTGCTGTGTCAAACTGCTTAGTTCTATCTACCTTGATTTTCATACCTTCAAGTAATAAATCATTAGCAATAGCATCAGCTTGTCTTGCTGTATCGCCAGTTCCTAAAATTTCTCCTGTTTCTTTGTTAACAACATTCCATACATCTTTTGCATCGTCTCCTATTTTTACAGGTAATACTTCTACTTTCACATTGTTTTCTTTTGCAATACGTTTCAGTGTTTTTTCCATAGACGACGTAAAGTGTTTACCACCTTCTGTTCTTACATCAGTTCCTGGACCACCATAAAACTCATACATACCTACGCCTGGATATTGTGAGTTAGGTATATCACCCTCCATACCATTTCTTACCCACCTCTCTAGTCTTTCTTTTTTATCTGCTATCCTATCTGCTTGCGGTGTTCGTGTTGACCCTTCCTGACCATATCTTTTTGTTACTAAGTTAGCAGGTGTAATGGCGTAATAATCAGTAGCGTTTGGATCTTTTAAAACAAACTTACGATACGCCGCTTCGTAAATATCTCTTTTAATAGATGCATCTGCCCATTGATCTCTTAATTTAAATGGTAGATTAGGATACAATTGTCTATTTAAATCTAAATTAAATTTATCTACTAGGTTATCTAGAATAGCTGTCTGTTGTGCTTCTACTCCTTTTGCTGCTGTTAACATTTCGTCTGTAATTTCAGGAACAGGTGTTCTTGATAGTTCTCGTAATTGATTTTGTAAGGCTACTAACTTATCGTATTCTACTTTCAAAGCGGACGCACTTGGCATACTTTCTCTAAAGACAGTTCCTTTGTCTTTAAAATACTGCATCATGTCTCGTTGTAGGTCGTTTTGAATTCTATCAAACGGTATTCCTTGATCTGCCATATGGCGCATCTTTGCTGCTAATTTTCCTGCTACTCGTTGAGAAGCTTGAAAAATATCTGATTGTATTTCATCAGCAAACGTTGTTGTCTTTCCTGTAAACGCTCCTCCTAGTTCACGGTCCGAGAGCCGTGACCACGCAATAACGTACGGTTCACTAAAGCTATGTGGGCTCATACTACTAGGTAAATTTCCTGTGTCTCCACGTAGATCTTGCGGATCAACATACAACACACGTTCTCTGTCTGTATTAGGTATAGCGCCTTTTTCTTTGTAACCTGAATAATTTAGTGATCTCATTTCGCCGTCAAGAGTATCCGATAAGAAGCCGTAGCCTCCTGATTTAACATTCCTGATTGGCGACTCACGGACCACGCCTAGTAACATTTCTCTAGTGATTGGTTGACCCATGCCCTCTAGTTTTTCTAGCATTGGTTTTATTTCCGAATCAATAACTTCTACTTTTCCAATTCCTCTTGCGTTTAAAAAATCATAAACTTCTTTAGAACTGTTGTACACTTTAGGTCCACGCTCTAACTCTGCTTCCATTTGATGATAGAAAATCTGTCCTGGTTCTGAACGAGTAAGTGGTGTAACGTTTTCTACGACGTCATCAACAATAGCAACATCAGTTCCTGTGTCAGGTGTATTACGACCAGGCAATAAATTATCCATTGCCATTTTAAATCGCTCTTTACCTTGCTTAACCCATTTCGGTACATCTCCCACTACCTTATTAAGATTTAAAGCTACTTCAATAGGTTCATTACCACCTCGTTGTGCTTCTTCAAAAATATCTAAATCTTCAAAACCTTCATAAGCTGGGCCTAAATCTAAATCTTGTATGTCTATTTCTTCTTCTAATCCTGTTTGCATAGACTCGGCAAACGGACCAGGTGTTACCTCTCCGCCGTAAGCAAAACCAGTAGTATTAGGAATAGATCCAACTTCTAAATAATCTCCTATCAATCCTCCATCTGCTTTATTTAAAATTGGATTTTGTGATTTACCAAAGTCTTTTTGTTTTTTTCTATCGTCTTCAATCATACCTTCATAACTTGATATTTCATTGTCTTGTACAATTTGATCTACTGCGTTTTGTCCTTCTTTAATTACTTCTAACCCGTCTTCCATATCTTTATTTTTAATAATATTATCTGCTGTAAACCAAGCAGCTGATAACGCTGCTGTTGGAACAGCAAGACTGTCTATGACAAACTTTCCGACTTTATCTGCTAACTTAGGATCTTTTCCTATTTTTATTAAATTACCAACTTTAGTAAAAAAGAACGCTTCGGCGGCTGTTAAACCTACAGCTTTTAAAGCATCTACTCCCATAGCAATTGGATGATCAGAGGGTAATTCTAAATAATCAATTTTAAAATCTCCAATTTCACCAGTAGGATAAGGAATTGAAGTGGTTTTTTTAGGATCTCCAACTTCTTTATACAGCTCAGATAAAGGATCGGTGACATATTCTTTTAATAATCCTGCTCCAGCTTTTGCTATAGCGATTGAAGGAGCTAAAGGATTTGATAAATTTTTTGATATAGAATCTTCTCCGTCAAAAAAATTAGGAAGAGAATCATATATATCTCCTGGAATTTCTAAAGCTTTTCCAAATCCGTAAGTACCTGCTCTTAATGGATTACCTCCTAAATCATCTTCTACAAAATTTTGCAAAGACTCATCTACCTGTTCTGCCTTATCGGATAAATAACCAAGCATTCCTGTATCTTCATCTTCATTACCAAACTCTACAGTTATTTCAGGAATAGGTTGTGTATCTACTTCTCCACCATCAGCAAATCTATTAAAAGGTTTTCCCATAACATCATCTATATTATTCATTTCTAAGATATAATCAAATAGTTCTAAATAATCTTGTCTAGTTAATTTAACAGCATTAGGACTAATTAATCTTTTATCTCCTGCATATAAATTTTTTGTTTTACTAATAGGCAACACACTTAATGATTTTAATTTTGTCAATAAGTCATCTGCTTTCTTAACGGTATCTGTTACTTTATCAGAAAGTTCACTAGCTTGTGGTCCTTTCATATTATCAATTGCATTACGCATTCTCGATTCTATAAATGTTTGTACTTTTCTGTTTACTGCACTAGGAGCTAAATACATATATTCAGGATTACCTCCTTCTTTTAAAAACTTACTGCCAGGATATAACTTACCTGTTTCCGTAAAAGGAAATATGTGAGCTAAATCTAACAAAGATTTTTGAATATAGTTCTCATCCATATCAGGATATAATTTTCGTGCTACTTGCTGCAATTGATTATTTATTAATTTATCATTTAAAAAATCTTCTTTTTGATCTAATAAATCTTTCATTCCAGATTTATATTTATTTCTTGCAGAGGTAAGCATGTCTAACACAGCAGGATCTTTATTATATAGTTTAACTGCTGCATAAGGATCTCTCATTGCCATTCCTCTAAACGCATGAGACATTACTTGAAATTCTGCCATGGCTTCGGGAGAAGTAGTTGTAGGTGTAGTTAATAATCCTGTATCTTTTCTTTTAATAATATTATCAGCTTGAGCAATATACTTGGTGTAAGGAATAACGTCGTTTGTAACAGGATCTATAATTTTTGTTGGATTAATTTGCATTGGATTAACAGGTGTATCTCTAATAAGAGATTCTATTCCTAAATTTTCTACTGCTTGATCGTAACGTTTTTTTCTAACTTCTCTTAACTGTTGTTCTTTTGCTTGTTTTTTTGTCATCGCTTGAACACCATCGTCTAAAGTAACATAAGGTATTTCCGCTGCTGTAATAATTCCTAATTCTTTTTTCTTTTCAGGAGTTAAGTTTTCTAAACTTTTTTGCTGACTTTTTTGTATTCTTTTACGATTTCTTTCTGTAACTTTTTTTCGGTTTTTAGAAGCTACTTTTTTGTCTACAAGAAATTTTATAAAATCCGCTTCTTCTAAATAATCACCAACAAAATCTACAGCTTCGTCGCCATATTTATAAACAGTCTCTGCTAGTTTATTTATGTTAACCATAGTATTCCCTTTGCGGTTCTATTAACGAAGGCTCATCCTGATAGTCAGAATCCAACTGAATAAAGTTCCCTTGTCTAAATCGCATCAAAGCTTGTGTTGTTGAATCGACTAAATCGTCATGCTCACCATAAGGGAAAGCAGCGCATTCTTCAATCACTTCTTCAGCAAACCTATCTTCGGTACACCATACCTGTCCTGATTCAAATAGGGGAGCTACGGAGTTAACACGAACGTGCTTATCGTTGCCCTTACTGGGCGTATAAGTAACTACAGGAATTCCTAGTTGACGTAGCTCCTGTGTTAAGGGCATACCAGAAGCTTTCGCTTCAATCAAGATTGTTTCGGGTTCCCAGTATTTATATTCGTCTAGTGCGATCTCTTTTAACTCAGGAAAATCCCATCTACCTTTTCGCATGTCGAGAAGTATAATGTGAAATGGTCCGTGTTCCACGGGTTTAAATACACCCCACGTTGTTATTGCACTAAAGTCTGCTGTCTCTTTTTTACTGAACGCTGTGTCATAACTTTGTATGACGTGCATCAAATCAGGTATGTGTTCCTTTGGCCACACTTTCCACCAGTCACGTTTAATAATACTACCTTCTTCGGACGTAGGATTTTGTTGCCACTGTGCTTGCCACTTCTGTTCTGACAAAGAAGCTTTCACACCTTCAAGTTCTTTGATGTTCCAAAACTCAGGCCACATTGGTTTATCATTCAAGACAGCAGGAAACTCAACCACGTCCCACTGATCGGCATTATCGTTCGATTGGTTTACTAATAATTTTCCTGTAAGATCCTTTGTTGACCACCTTGTCATAACAATCACAATTGAACCACCAGGTTGCAAACGTTGTCGGGGGCCCGAGGTGTACCATTCGTAAGCGTTGTCCATGGCTGTTTGACTAAGAGCATCTTGCTCGGAGTGTGGATCATCAATGATTAACAAATCAGCACCACGCCCTGTTATCGCACCACCGACCCCTGCTGCAAAATATTCTCCGCCTTTGTTTGTAGTAAAACGTCCAGCAGCTTTTGAATCTTGTGATAAACTTACTTCAGGAAAAACATCTTTGAATTCTTGTTGGTCAAACAAGTTACGAACCTTTCTACCAAAGTTATATGATAGCTCAGCTGTGTGAGTTGTTTGAATTATTTTTAGCTTAGGATTCCTACCCATCATCCACGCAGGAAAAAGATTAGAAGCAAACTCAGACTTTGTATGTCTGGGTGGCATATTTACAATTAATCTTTTTATCTTTCCACGTGAAACATCTTCTAATTTTTGTGCAAATATTTTGTGATGATTTCCTGCAATAAAATCTGGCCAAACTTTTTTTACAAAAGTAAGGTAGGAGGAACGGGACTCCTCTGCCACTTTTATCTGTAGATTTCTTAATTCGTATTTTAAAACTTCCGTTGGAATTTCAGGTTTTTTCATAAAAGTTATTTTATACTATCTATTTGTCTAAAACTCAACTTATAGAAGCCGCCCCACGAAGTACGGGTGGTCAGGGGCAAATGGGGTTTTGCTAACTAGATATGGTGTTTGAGGTTGGTTGTAAGTACCTAATGTTGATTTAGACTACTAGGTGAGTCGCTGCCAGGAAGCTGGTGCTGCCTGGAGATGCTGCTACGAACTCCTGGTGGCAGGTGATAAGATGGCATAAAAAAAGGCAGGGAATACCCTGCCTTTTTGCCAGTCCTCGAGGAACTTCTACTAGAGTAAATCCCTAGGAGAAACCTTTGTTCTTAGTTTTTCAATTAACTTAGTAGCCCAAGCCTTAACGAACTGAGGTGCGTTAGGATCAAAGGCTAACTCTTCTACTTCACTCTCTAAGAGTTTATAAAGAGCTTTCCAATTAATACTATTAGAACTACCAAACAGATCGTCTTGAATATTAGTATTAGTGTTGCGAGTGTTAACATTGGTATTGTTCCTTAGTCCTAATTGATTTTCTAAAACAGCTAATCTGTTTTGTAAGTCGTCATTATTATCTGGCATTTATAACTCCTTTGTTATTGTTTAGGAATTAGTACTCCCATTTTATCTTATAGTCAAACTTTTATTTATTTATTTGTGTGTATCTTTTTACTTGACAACGACCGACCAGACGCACGCATGGTGCTACTTTACTATGACAGCAGAGCGATCGCCTCAAACGATTAGTCAGCGATGTGGAACATCAGCCACGGGTGGTGCAACTATACTATAGAAAAGCCACAGCATCGCCGAACAATCGGCGATGCAATGGAAATCAGCTTAGGCAATTTATCGGTACTAAGCAGAAATTCTGAAGTCAGCTACTTCG